CTCTATTACCACTCATAGCAGAACCTCTTAATAATAAATAAGAAGTTTCATAAATATTTATATCTTCAAACAAAATAATATCTTCATAATCATTTAAACTTATTTTAATACTAATTGGACTTTCAGTCTTAATGATAACACATTCAAGATGACCATTAATTAAATCAGTAATATAACTTGTTACTCCAGTATCACCAGTATTAAGAGTAATAGATGTTTCTTTTATTTTAAATCTCTTACTAATTACAGAAGAATTCTCTACCACATCCTCTTTACTTTCTTCAGATTCATCTTCAGATTCATCTTCAATTTCAGCTCCAAGCATAGGAACATCTCCAGACCTTAACTCATTTTCCATCTTTTTTTATTTAATACCTCATTTATCTAGTATCTCAATCTTTTTATATTTATCTTAATCTACATAAATATATTCTTCATGTTGTCTTTCTCTATAAATAGTTATATCTTTACCCTCCTTATCTAGTTCTCCAATTCTTTCTCCTCTAATATCAGCTCTAGTTCCAAATAACTTATTCTCACATCCTTGCATCATAATCATAGCCTTACCAACACTTCTACTTCCTGTATAATCTTCATAATCACCTACAACCATAATATCTTCACTATCTAAATTAGTATTACCTGAATTACATGTATGAACAAAATCTCCTTCATTATCTGTAGTTATATATCTCATATTACAATTAGGACAAATCTTTACTGTCATTTTGATGCCTCACATAATTTACCAAAGATGTTGTCATTATTAATTTGATTAAATTTAGTAGCGCATTCCCCACATACCCAATGCCCTGCAAAAGATACAAGAGCTTCATGAGTACAATTTGGATTTTCACATTTAGGTCTATTTTTCATATTTTCATAAAGACTTCTTTCCCCCAATTATATTCTCTAAAATATATAATTTGAGCCATCTTATACAATCTCCGTTACTGCACTAAGAGTGCATCTACAATATGGATGTAATGGAATATCTGGATGTCTATACAATTCATAAATACGACCATTAAGGGAATCACATTCAGAACAAGTTCTAGCTCCAGTACTTGCAATCCATTTAACTTTACTTATTCCATTATCACCATAATACTTCTCTGCACCTTGATTAGCAAGTCTAGTAACTTCACTTCTTATAATACCGATACTTCTACTATCAGCACCTTTAACTAAAACCTTGTTTCCATCTTCATTTATAACTAACTTACCATCTTCATTTAACTTATACAAGTTTCCAGGTTTAACATTCTTATCAACAAGCTTACTCATATCTTTCATACTCTTTCCATTCTTAAATCCAGAATACAATACTTTCTTTAAATCTAACACTTGTTGGTCAGTAAGATATCCAGCATCTTGTTCAATAGTATTACTTGCTTTAATCATATCAAATCCATCTTTCTTAACTTCATCAAGTATCCATTTCTTATACTGCTCATAATTAAACCCAAGCCATTCATTCAATGTATTGTATGAATCCAAACTCTCTTCAGTATGACATCCACATCCAGCATAATGTTCTCTCATCATCTCAGTAGGTTTAACAGGTTGAGGTCTATTCTCATTCTGTCCTGGAACAATAGGCATTTGTCTTTCCTCTTCTCTTCTTCTTTCTTCTTCTCCACTCATCACTTCATACTCATCTTCATCATAACCCAATAACTGCACCGCATCTCTTTCAACTAATTTTAAGAATGATTGACTAGCAGTAGGTAACTTCATAAGTTCTGTCAACATAGTTAATCTAGCATTCTTTTCTGTATCTGAAGGTTGACCCCATTCAAATTCAACATGAACATCTAATCCATTAGCCAATAATATTCTCTTAAAGATATTCTCTTCAACAACTTTCTCTATCTCTGCTTGTAAAGACTGAATTCTTCTTTGAAATGCATCCATCTGAACTTGAGCAAGTCCTTCTGGTATATTTGCCATACCCAATAACACAGCAGGAACCTGAAAAGTATAAATCAGCATATCCATATCATACCTTAACACAGAATCAAACTTATCACCAATATTTCCAAAATCAAGAACTTTAATATCTGTTAATCCATCTGTTGTCCATTCATGCTTATTATTTAACCACTCAAGGTCTTTACCCATCTTACTAACATCAGCAGGATTTGGCTTATAATATTTACCACCAACAACTCCTCCCATCTTTATATGATATGGAGAATTAGCTTTCCTATTCATAATCATATGCATATCTTTCTCACTCTGTAATATATAATTAATAGAACTTAAAGCTGGATAAACAATACCTAATCCATAAGCACCATCTCCAATCTTATTGAATCCGATATGAGCAATTTGATATATTTCAAATGGAACAACCTTCCTTTGGTCAAACCTCTTAAATGCTCCAGTATATTGATTATATCTTTCTACAACTCCATACTTATCTCTCTTCACATATATATAGTTAGCATTCAATACTTTTAATCCTCTTGGTATATCATCTTTACCTCCACCAATCTCCATAAATCCATTACCCTTAACTAATCCTTCTTTAACCCAAGCTCTAAGTAAAGTATCAAAATTAACTTCTTGCATAAAATCTTCAATAATCTTTTTTGCTCTCTCATCATCACTTTTAACATAAAATCCAGGACCAACAACAAAATCTACATACTTGTCTACAACTCCTGTAACCATTCCAAACTTCTTAAACACTCCTTCTGGAACAGCAAAGTCAAATGGATGTTCTTCTCCTAAAGATACAGGAAACTTCTTTTCATCTTGTTCAACTTCACCCTTAAAGAAATTACCAGCAGAAGTAATTTGCTGTTTAACTACCTCTTGTTCATTAATAAAAAATTTAGGACTAAACTCTATACTATTATCCTTAATCTTCTCTACAACCTCCTTATCTGCCCTAAAGTAATCAAATATTCCCATGCTTAACTATAAATCACCAGCTTTTTCATAATAATACTATCTATTTAGTCTTTATTAATATATATTATTAAATTATATAATAAACCTTGATTATCTGATAAAAGGAACATATTCAGCGACAGTATCATCTTCATAAATACTATACACTGCTAAGGCAAGTGCATCTGGATAATCATCATGTCCTCTTTCTGGATGATGAATCTTTAAATTTCCAGAGCTACTTATTTCATATCTTAAATCAACCATTTCATAATACATTTTTCTATGCATAGTAAATTTTAATCTTCCTTGTTCCATAACCTTCTTCAAATTACTATACATATCTTGCTTAGACTGATTAGTAAATGTAACACATTCAACTTTCCAACTTCCCAACTCTTCACTTAACATATCTCCAGGTCCAGCACCTAATCCGGTACTATCTAACATAACCTTTTGAAAGTTATATTTCATGTCCAATAACTTTATCTCTCCTATAGTCTCAGTCAACTTCTTTTTATTAAATTCAATAATCTCTTTCACATATAACTTGCCTCTCTTATTCATAACTACTATCATCACACAACTATCTTCTCCCATCCTTGCAAAATCTACACCCAAATAATATAAACATTTATCAGCAACATCACCCATTGGATAATCTTCAATACAGCTATCAATCAATTCAGTCTTAAAATAACAATCACTATCTTCAATAAACTTAGCTTCATACTCTGCAGCAAATTGCAACTCAGTCAAATTTCTTCTCTGTTCATCTATAAACTCTTGCTTATATTGTCCTGCCTCAATAGCAACCTTCCAATCAAAATGCAATAACTTATAATTAGTTTCCTTCCCATAACAACTTTCCCAGAAATGATTCTTTCCTTTAGGAGTACCAATCTTAATACTCTGCCCATAACTTTGAGTACTTCCAATCATAGGCATAATAACCTCATTAACAATACTATTCTTTAATCCTCCAGCTTCTTCCATAACAATAATATCAGCAGTTAATCCTCTTATAGTATCACCCATAGGACCAGCAGGAGCAGATACAATTCTACTTCCATTAATAAATGTCATCTCTGTCTGTGTAGAAGTAATAATCTTATCCCTCACCAAGCAACTTCCTTCAGCAATATTTCTAACCTTATTATACAACTCTCCACTCTGTCTTTGAGTTGGTGCAATAATAACAATCTTAAAATTACTCCTAGTCAAAGCCATATACAAACAATACATACTAATAGAAGTAGACTTACCAATCTGTCTGGACCATAAAGCAGCAATCCTCTTATTCTCTATACAATCAATTAAAAATACTTTCTGATAATTATGAAGCTTCATAACACCAATACTCTCTAATCCATCTCTTATCCAAAATTTACAAAACTCAATTA